CATAAAGTCACTGATCAAGGATTATGGGTACGTGCCCAGATTCCTCAAGAGGTAGGTGATGTTTACAAGCTGATTAAAAAGGGTATCCTAAGCGCTTTTAGTGTTGGGTTCAGAGTACGTGACGCAGATTATGATAGCGCCTCAGAATCTTTCCTAATTAAGGAATTGGAGTTACACGAAATTAGTGTAGTTTCAGTACCAGCAAATCAAAACACACTATTTAGTTTAGCCAAGGCATTTGACAATGCCACAGAGTTTGAGTTATATAAACAGCAATTTGCACCAGCCCCAGTGGAATCAGCTAAACAGCTAGATACACCAAAAGCGGCAAAAAGCACTACAAAAGAGGAATGGGACATGGATCCAAAAGATTTAGAAAAATTATTAGCAGATGCTGCTGCTAAAGCTGCTGAGCAAACTGCAAAAGCTGTACTAGACGCACAGGCAAAAGCTGCTGAAGATGCAACACGTAAAATTGCAGAAGAAGAAGCACTACAAGCTAAAATTAAGGCAGCTGTTAGTGCAGTTACTCCACCAGCACCAGCTATACAAACAGTTGACACAGGTGCAGAGCGTTTACTAAGCGACATTGAAAAGCGCCTAGAAGACCAAGCACTAGAGCATAAATCTGCCTTAGAAGGCATTGAGGCTGCTATTAAAGAAAAGGCCAAAGAGCTAGAAGCACTACAAAACAAGAGTGGCGAACTAGAAGCTCTACAGCGTAGCCGTATGCAGTTTGCTGACCATAAAGAACCAGAAGTTCCATATGCAGACAAAGAAAAGGCTGTTCTAATCAGCAAAATCTTACGTAAGCCAATGGAAAGTACTAAGTTTGGTAAGCAACTACTAGAAAAAGCTGCTGCTAGTTTTGGTGCTAATGCTCGTGGCCCAGGCGGCACCGGTGCAGGTAGTATGCAAGAATTGTATGAAACAGAGGTTGTTACTACTCTAGAGAGCGAAATGCGTCGTCAATTAGTTGTAGCCGCTACATTACGTACCACAGCTATGACTACACCAGTTATGCGTATTCCAGTAAATCCAGATACAGAAGATAATGCAACCTGGATTATTGGTGCTAGTGCAAATGAAGCCGCAGTTTATGGTACTGGTGCAGATAGTACAGTTGTATCAACAGCTGGTAGCTCTGGCCAAACCAGAAAGCATACACTAAAAGAAATTACTCTACAAGCTTATAAGCTAGCTACAAAAGAGTATATTGCTTTTGAAGAAGACGAAGATAGCCTAATCCCAATTCTACCACTAGTACGCGATGCATTAAGCCGTCGTATGGCCAAGTCATTAGACAAAGCGATGCTATTAGGTGCAACAGGTATTACAGGTATGGGTCTTGCTCCATATGATCCTGCCTCAACTAGCAGTCCAACAGTTGCTGTTGCAGGCGCCTTAACTGTTAACAAGGTTATTGAAGCACGTAAAGGTCTAGGAGCGTGGGGTCTTAATCCTAGTGAACTAGTTGTTCTTGTAAGTACAAAAGCTTACTACGAATTACTAGAGGATAGTAACTTCCAAACAATGGATAAAGTTGGTCCAAATGCTACTTATATGACAGGACAAATTGGTAGTATTGGTAACACACCAGTTATCGTTAGTGCAGCTTTTGCAGCTACACCAGCAGCAGATGTTCCTCTAATGGTAATCTATAATCCACGTAACTTCCTAGTAGGAACACATCGTGGCATGCGTGTTGACAGTGACGATGATGTTGTATCACAACGTAGCGTACTAGTTGCTAGTATGCGTGTTGGTATGACACAACTAAGCACCGCAGATGGTGCTGGTATCGTTACAGTTCGTTACGTTTAATTGAACTACAGGCAGGATTCGCAAGAGTCCTGTCTCTAAAGCCTAATCTGTTAGGTTTTAGAGACATTTTGAGAAGGTATACTATGGCTGTTAATTTAATTACAAAAGCAGAATGTAAAGCTTATTTGGGAATTACTACCAGCAATAGAGATGCTGAAATAGATCTATTAATACCTAAAGTAAGTAAATTAGTACAAACTTATTGCCGCAGAGGCCTAACAGAATATGCCAGCGCTAATGTGTTTACACAATATAGTAATGGTGGCTTAGATAAAATTATCTTACACGAAACACCAGTTGTAAATATTATTAGTTTTAGTAAGAGTATAGACTATGGTCAGAATTATACTAATCTAGTACAATATACAGATTGGGTATTAGGCACAGATAATTATATTTATCCACTTAACACATATAAATATTTTGAACATTACTTAAACGGTTATAAACTAGAATACTTTGGTGGATATGAAGATCTACCCGATGATTTAAAATTAGCAGTATTAGATCTTGTAGAATACTACATGAAAAATAATAGTGCAGTACACGTTAACCGCGATGTTACCCCCAATGTAACACAAATAAATTATGTAACTACTAGCAACTTTCCGGCACATATTAAACGTGTGCTAGATCAGTATGTAGCGGATTATACATAATGTCAGCACTAACTCCTCTACGAGACGTACATCATAGAAGAATAGCTGATTTAACTATTGCATACTTACGAGCTAAATTACCGAACGAAACAGCTTTATTAAAAGCACACGACACTTTTTTAAGTAGTATGCAAACGGCAGATAAAAAATTTAGAGATATAATAGATCAAAACTGCCCTTTAATGTATGTTATTGATTGTGACGAAATATCTAATATAATATATAGCGAATTAAAACAAACAATAGTAGAAAATACTAAACAATTAAAAGGCTATGAGTTTACATACAAAGAGGGTGGTAAAGCTACCAAATATTTTTCAAGTATAGAAGAATATGATAGCCAAGGTAATATAGTATCATCAGAGTTTAATACAGATAAAAGCTTTTATGAGACTTTTATGTCGAAAGTATTAAACAATACTTTTAAAAATACCGTAGCCACGGAGTTAAAAAGAACATTAGACCAAGCTATACCAGCAGAAGTAGGCCCTCGTTCCTTGAATCGCGCAGTAACTAAATTGTATAATGATTATATATCTGATGCAGCCTCACTAAGTCAAGCAGGTTCTAAATATGTAAATTATACTACTTTAAGTGTAGAATATGCGACAAAATTTAAAGAGACCGTATTTGGTAATAACAGAGCAGTTAAATTTAGAAACCCAAAGATAGTGCTTCCAGCCATTAGTAATAATACTATTGTAGTATTAGCAGATAGTTTCACAAATTTTAGAGATGTATATAACCCCAAACTAACTCAGGCATTAAAAGAAATATTTAAAACTAGAGGTGCTATAGCCATTGAATCTAAAGGTGACAAAGGAAAAGCAAATTTTTCTATTGGTGAATTTGTTGACATAGGACATACGGCAGCCTTTATAACCGGAGGACAACCACTAGGTGTAAATATGCCTGCAGCTCAAGCAGCTTTTACAGATTTGGATATTTATAAAGGGCAAGAACTAGAGACTAAATTATCTGAACTATATGCAGATTTAAACCTAGAGGTAAATTTTGACAGAAATTTTTCAGGAACTGGCACTAGTTTTATAAATTTTGGTGTAGCAATTGGTACCGTTATGCGGAAACCAATTAATAGTACCTTACTAAGAACAGTGGAAAATAGAGTAATAGCTCCATTTAAAACAGAAACAAAAGCCGCAGTTATACGTATACTATCTTCAAAAGAATATAAAGACTTTATAATTGCTAGTATGCCTCAAGCACAAGGCTCAAAGACTTTGATTCAATTTATTACTGCCTCGATAGTAGAGCCTTTACGTAGTGGTAAAAAGATAAAAGATGAAATAACTAAGTCAATAGTTAATAAGAAAGATAAATCTAATATTGCGCCTACTACAATTATAGGAAAGCCAATAAAAAGTAAACAAAAGAATTTAAAAGTAACCACAAAAACTAATATAGCTACAAAAAAGCTACAAGAAAAACAAGGTGCAACTACTCAACAACCTGCGCCACTACTAGCTTTACAAAATTTACTAAATGCCAGCCTGGTACAGCGTGTAAAACAAAATATGGGTACTGGGGGTAGACGAGACATACTTAACTTACGTAGTGGCAGATTTGCTGAAAGCGTTAGAGTAGAAAGATTAAGTGAAAGCAGAGATGGAGCAATTACAGCATTTTATAGTTATATGCGTAATCCATATGCCACTTTTAGTCAGGGCGGCAAGCAACAAAATCCACGTAGTAGAGACCCTAAACTGCTGATTTCTCGGTCAATTAGAGAGTTAGCCCAAACTATAACACAACAGCGGCTAAGAGCGGTATTAGTATGACAAAACGTACACAAATAGTTCAAGCACTAGCTGAAAAGATTAAGAATACCATTAATGGTAGTAGTCCATATATAACCAACCTACAAAATCAGTGCTTTGCCAAGTTAAAATTTTGGGACGAAGTAAATGATTTTCCTAGTGTTTTTGTAACACCAGGTACTGAAACGCGCGAATACTTACCTAGTAGTTTTGCTTGGGGTTTCCTAGGTGTTTGCGTAAAAGTTTATTGTAAAAGCGAAGATAATGCACAGGAACAACTTGAACAACTACTAGCTGACCTTGAAACCTGCATAGATAACAACCGTCAACTAGTCTACGATTCAACCACCGGTTATGAAACAACCGAAATTTTGATAGCTTCTATAACTACTGATGAGGGACTACTAGCTCCCTATGCAGTTGGTGAGATAAACTTACAGGTCCGCTATCAGATCATGTAAGCAACCATGCTAGTGTGCTAACTACAGATAAATATCTTGTACTAGCAACTAGCAATTAAATAAAAGGAACGAGATATGAGTACTTGCGGTTTTAATCTAATTCGTAACGCGCGCATGTTCTTTACAACTAATGTTAATGCAGAGACAGGTGTTGTAGGTACAGCCGGATTCACAACAGCAAACACAAAAGAAATTCAGGTACTAGATGGCCTAAGTTTCAGTCAAAATACAACTGCAGAAACAGTAACTATTAATGAAGCTGGCGATAGTCCTACACGTGGTCAGCGCAACTTTAACACTGCATTAGACCCAGTTGAACTAAGCTTTAGCACTTACCTGCGCCCATTTTTTGCCGAAAATGCTGGTACTAGTGCATATGACAACACCGATACTGTAGAAGCAGAAGAAGATGTACTTTGGAATGCATTTGCTACTGGTGACAATGGTATACCAGGAGATCAACTAATTGGAACTGCACAAACAATTGGTGATCCTCGTCCAGCTACTGGTACAGCAGGTCACTATGCTGCTTGGAGAAAATTTGTAGGTGCAGCAGGCGTAGAGCCTTATAGCACAGTAACATATGATAGAAGTGCTAAAAATCAACTGCAAAAATTTGGTGTAATTATCGTCTTAGACAGTACCAGTTATGTCATTGACAACTGCGTATTAGATCAAGCTAGTATTGACTTTGGTATTGATGCAATTGCTACAGTTGCTTGGACAGCTCGTGGTAGTGTTATTCGTGCAGCAGATCTAGCTGCCAGCGAGGCCGTTGCTGGTACAGTTACTTTTAGTGGAACATATCTAACAGGTACAGGAGTAAGTGCTAAAGGTAAAGAGACTACAGCACCTTTCTTAGCCAATAAATTAAGTGTAGTAGAGCTTTTAGCAGAAGGTATTGAAGGTGCAGGACCAGGATATACGCTAGCACTAACAGGTGGTAATATTACATTAAGCAATAACGTTACCTATCTAACACCAGCTAACTTAGGCATAGTTAACAAGCCATTCACATACTTTACAGGCACACGTGCCGTAAGTGGTAGTTTAAATTGTTATCTGAAAACAGGTACAACAAATAGTGGTGCTCTGCTAACCGATCTATTAGCAGCCAGTGCAACTAATGTTGATCCAGCCTACAACCTAAAACTAAGTATTGGCGGAAAAAATACCTTAGGTAAAACTAGAGTTGTATTGCACATGCCAGCTACAGTATTAACAATTCCAACAATTAATACTGAGCAGGTAGTATCAACAACTATTAACTTTACGGCACAAGGTTACGACAGCGGAACTGACGAATTCGATATTTGTGCAAATAATGAGATTACTATAACCTATTATTCAGCAAATACAACAGTTTAATAAACCAGGGGGCACCAGCCCCCTACTAATCACAACAGGAAATTTTTAACAGCATGGCAAGTCAGTTATCATTAAAAACTATGTTAGTTCCTAGCAAAGAGGTTACCGTAGAGTATCCAGGCATGCCAGGTTTTGAAATCAGTGTAAGTTTCTTAAGTAGAGAAACACTACAAAATATTCGTAAAAAAGCAACTAAAACTACTTTTAAAAATCGTCAACCAGTAGAAGAATTAAATGACGACTTATTTTTAGAACTATATGTAAAAGGTTGTATTAAGGGGTGGTCAGGATTAAAACTAAAATATCTTGAACAACTAGCACCAGTTAACGTTGGTGATGAAGATCCAGAAGCTGAACTAGATTACAGCGAAGAAAATGCACTCTACCTAATGAAAAGCTCAACTAACTTTGACAGCTTTATCAGTGAAAAAGTAACTGATCTGGGAAACTTTTCCAAGAACACGTAGATGAAGTAGACAAGCTACTGCAAAATTATTTTCAAAATCGTGAAGAGGGTGTTACTAAGGACTCGTACTTTGAAATGTGTGAGGCTCTTGACAGCGAACCTAAACCGGAAGAAATTCCAGTAGAGTTTGAAGACTTACCAGATGTAGCTCAACAAGCCCTAGAAATTTATGGTTTCTTACCTGACCGCTGGGAGGGTATGAGTGCCACTTTTTTAGGCAAAGATTATAGTATAGCTTTTGAACTATTTAGAACCTATGAAATCGACAATCACGTAGAACAGCGACTGTTTCTGAGAATTATGAGTGTTATTGATGGCATACGTAGTAAACTAATTCAAAACAAACAAAACATAAAAAAGTCCTCCAAGTGAGGACTTTTTTATTTGCCTAAGAAAATTTACGGTTGCAAATTTTTTAGCATTATGCTATAATTAGTGTAAATTACAATTATTGCTGGCTACGAAAATTAGCGGTAAAATTTGGTTAAAGGGTTATATATGGCATCACAAGATATTACAATTCGCTTAAAGATGGCTGCTACTGGTGTTGACCAGCAAGTAGAAAATAGCCAGCAAATTGCCGATAATTACGCTAAAGCAAATGCCAATGCACAAAAATTAGGAGCTACGCAAGCCAGAGTTGGACAACAAGCTGGCGGTCAACAAGCTAGAGCGGCCGCTATGGCTGGTAGCCGTACTAGTAGCGAAATGCTGGATTATACTGCTATGGGTGGTATAACTGGTCGTGGCGGAGCTAGTGCACGTGACTTTGCTAACCAAGCTCAAGGTCTTGGGGGATTAGTACGTCTATACGCAACTTTTGCTGCAAATGTATTTGCAGTTAGTGCTGCTTTTAATGCCTTAAAAGATGCTGCTGATACTGCTAATCTTATTAAAGGATTAGATCAATTAGGTGCAAGAAGCGGAATAGCTTTAGGAAATCTTAGTAAGCAGTTTGCAGAAGCTACTGATAATATTGTTAGTTTACGTGAGGCTGCACAGGTAACAGCTAAGGCAAGTGCAGCAGGTTTAAGTAATAAACAAATATTAGAGATTGCTAAAGGAGCAAAGGTAGCCAGCCAAGCCTTAGGTATTGATGCACTAGATGCTGTTAATAGACTAACACGCGGTATTACTAAACTAGAACCTGAATTATTAGACGAACTTGGCATCTATACTAAAATCGAACCAGCAGTTGAAAAATATGCTCGATCATTAGGTGTAGCTGCTAATTCGCTTACAGATTTTCAACGTCGCCAAGCATTTGCACTAGCTACACTAGATGAAGTAAATCAGAAGTTTGGTACCCTTGAGCTAGATGCTAATCCGTACAGCAAATTATTAGCACAAACAAAAGACGTAGCTTTCCAAATATTAGATACCTTAAATATAGCATTAATTCCATTAGTAAATATATTAAGTAGTAGCCCAACTGCATTATTAGGAATAATAAGTGCAGTTGGCGTTTTATTGTTACGTCAAGCACTGCCCGCAGTCGGACAATTTAGAGAAAGTCTAGAAGCTGCAGCAGAAGCCGGCAGAGCAAAAGCAATTAAAAAAGCTGCAGAAGCTACTGAAGCGCAACGACGTGCCAGTGATGCTATAATTGCGCAAGCAGATAAAGTTGCGGAAGCGCAAGTTACTAAAGTTGTGCAAGCTGAAGATAGAATTAAAGCTGCTCGTCAAAGTGGTATTGATAAAGCATCTGCAATGTATAAGTTGCTTGAGAAAGATATTAATGACGTAACAGAAAAAGATTTTAAGCGAGCAGAAGCCTCGGCAAAAAGATTAGAGGTTTTAGCTGCTAAAGGAGACCCGGCAGCTGGTCAACAAGCAGCAAATTACAGAGAAGGTATTGCGGCATTACGTGGATTAAAAGCAGCACATGTAGAATACGAGACCGTAAAACAACAAGAAATTGAAAAACTAAAAGAAAGTGCTAAGTGGTATTCTATAGAGGGTATTCGACAACAAATGGCATCTAAAGCTTCTATAGATGCGCAAAAATCACAGATTGTTAGTAATGCTGCCTACGATGCAAGCTTAATCGGCGTAACAAGATCCATGATTTTAGCTCGTTCCGCTATGGAAGATGTAGGAATCACTGGCTTAGACAAAATTAAATTAAGCTTTAGATCATTTACAGCTAGTATAGCTGGTGCCGCTACAGCAATTGGAGCTGCTATTAATGGTATGCTTGGATGGATAGGTTTAATTATTACAGCAATAACTGTACTAGATTCGATCTTTGATAAAAGCGGAGAACAAATAAGTGAATTTAGTAGTAAACTAAAAGAAGCTGAAAATAGTACTAAAAACCTTGAAAGAACTTATGAAGCTATTAATAAAGCTGGTGCTTTTAATATAGAGTCACTAACTGCTAGAACTAATGCATTAACCGAACAAGCAAAAACTTTTGAAGAATTATCCAAAAGTGCTGAAAAAGCATCGAAGGCACTTAGTGATGATAAGTGGGCTAATTTTAAAGATAGTTTTAAAAGTCTGTTTCTTGAAGGAACTACTCGTGGAATGGTTCAGGTTGATTTTGAAAAATCCGTAACCAAGCAAATACTTGCCACAATTAAAAGCATTGACGACCCAGGACTTGCTAAAGAATTAGAACAAAAAGTAAAAGAACAATTAAGTATAAGCACAGTAAATGCAGAAACTTTGGGCAAAGCTCTTGTAGGCGTTAAACCTGGTAGCGAAATAATTAAACAGCTAGGAGATAATTTAAAAGTAATTAGAGATATACTAGGTGAAACTAGTATGAAATCCAATGATTTTAAAGAAAGCTCAGACAAAGCAAAAAAAGCTTTTCAGGAATTAGCACAACAATTTGCAGCTAAAGATCCATTAACTAAGTTCGCATTAGAATCTACACAAAGCTTACTAGACTTAAATAAAGTTTTGGATTCAGATAATCCCAGAGAGTATATTGGTGCAATGCAAAAAGCACTACAAGAACTATCAAGTACGCCTATTTTTGGTATAAAAGCTGGAGAACAGTTGGCAGGATTTCAGCGAGAAATGGGCGACGTATTTAAAACAGTTAATGATACAAACAAAGAAATTGCTAATCTCAAACAAAAATTAGAGGATTTAGGTCCTGAGCCAACAAAAAAATTAATAGCAACTAGAGGTGGCGTAAAAGAAGTACCAGTAGATCCAAAAGTACTAGAGGCTTATAGAAAGCAACGTGACGAAATAAATCAAAATATTAGTAAAGCAGAGAGTAGACAGGCTATTGCTTTTGCAAGAGCAGAAAGAATAAAAGCTGAGATGGTTCCTGCAATAGCACAAGGACTATCTACTGCTACAGGATTTATAGCTCAGAGTATTAATGCACAATTAGCTAAAGGATCTACAACCATATTGCAAAATCTATATAGTGCTTTTGACACAATACCTGAATTTGCAGGAAAAATGTATGATCTTAAAAATCAAGAATTAGGAATACAAAATCAAATATTAGTATCGCAAAGAAATTTAGTAGTTAGTCAATATTTATTAACAGCAGCTATTGATAAAGCTACAGCTAGCAACACTTTTAGTGATTTAGTATCTGCGGGAGTAAGCAGTGATAGTAAAGAATATAAAGATGCTCAAGCAGATTTAAAAAGAGCCGGAGCAGTTTATGATATATTAACATTAGCAACTAAAGATCAATCAAAAGCTTTAGCTCAATTACGTAGTGAATTAAACGACCAAAATCCAGTATACATAAAAATAGCAAACCAAATACATGCTGTAAGCCTAGCAACAGCAGGATATACTGCGGCTATTAATCAAAACTCACGTGAAATACAGAATAATAATAGAGTAGAAAAGCCTATAGCAGAATATGCTGCTATATTTACTGGTATGAACAAAATTAATGAGAGCGAAAAGAAACAAAATGATCTGTTACGTCAAAGAGGCCAGTTATTAGTACAATCTATAAATCCTGTAGAACAATTACAATCAACACTTCAACAAGAAAGAATAAATAGTTTTGATGCTGAAGTAGATCGTAGAATAGCTATTAATAATGCATTAAGCCAATATGTTAAACTAGCAATAACTGCTCAAGCATTACCAAAATTAGAAGATCAACAAAAAGGCATGCAAGAAGCGTTAGATGCTTTTAATAGAAGTAAATCAGAGGCATTTGAGCAAGAAGCACTTAAGCTAGCTCAAAATAGACTTGCAACTATTAAAGCAGAATTAGATGCAGAAATATTTTTATCAAATCAACGATTCGATTCATTAGACAGACAAAGAGAGCTAGCAGATGCTAGAAAAAATACTCAGCTTGAAATATTTGCAGCAGAAACTCAAGCTAACCAAAGTGTATTGAACTTTACTGAAGAATACATAGCAAAACTAAAGTATACTGAAACTATTAAACGAGCACAAGCTCAACGCGACAGAGAAGTTTCCGCAGCCCAAGCGAAATTTGACAGAGAAGAAGCTATTAATACTGCAAAATTATTAGCTGTACTTCGTGCAGATACTGGCGACGGAGAAGGAGGTTTTAGTCAACAAACATTGCAACAAATAAATAGTATATTAGCCAGCAGCCGAGAGAATTTACTAATTCGTAGCCAAGCAGTAGCTTTAGCAAATGAAGAATTTAATAAAGCTAAAGGAATTGCAGACGCAGTTCGTTCTGGAGAAATAGCACAAGCAAAATTTAATGAAAGATTAAAAGAAGCCAGCAGTATAGCTGATACTTTAGCTAGTGCATTTGGCAGAGTTGGTGGAGCTATAGGTGGATTATTAAATTCATTAACAAGTTATGGTGTTGAGCAGGAAAAAAATACCAAAACTATGCTTAATATGCTTGAAAAGCGCGAAAAAATTGACGTAAGTACAGCCAAAGGACAAGAGGAACGTAATCAATTAGATAAAGATATTGCTAAACAAATAGATATAAATACTAATTCTGAACTTGATAGAAATGGTAAAGTATTAGCTAGTACCCGTGCTATATTCAAAGAAAAAACACTTGCTCATAAAGCACTGCTAGCGCTTGAAAAAGCCAATGCTATAGTAAGACTAGCAATAAATGCTAAAGAAATTGCAGCAAGCATTGCTAGTACGGTTAGTTTCGTTACGCAAAGTGTTACTAGAAGTGGTGCTGCAGCTGCAGAAGCTGGGGTACTTGGTGTAAAAGCTGTAATTAATGCAGTTAGCACGCTTCCACCACCTTTTAGCTTTGCAGCTGGTGCAGCAATGACAGCATTAGTAGCAGGATTATTAGCTAGTATAGGTAAAGCATTTAAAGGAGGTAAAGGCGGTAACGCTTTTGTACCAACTACACAGCAGAGTCAAGAAGTACAAGGCACTGCAATGAGCTACAATAGCGAAGGTGCAAAAGTACAAACTAGTCGTGGAGTGTTTGGTGATACAAGCGCAAAAAGCGAAAGTATTGCTAAAAGTTTAAGCATAATCAAAGAAACAAGTGTAGATGGTTTAACCTACCAAGATAAAATATTATTAACACTACGTTCTATTGATAATGCTATAGGCGGTGCAGCTAAATCATTATATGGTTTAACAGCCTTACGTACTGGTATGGGTTCTGGTTTTACATTGCCTGGAACTACCGTAAAAGAAAATTGGTTAGGCATAGATACTAAGAAAATTACTACAGAGGTTACAGAGGCTGGTATAGTATTAAAAGGTAGTTTTGACGATTTTTTAACAAAAACTAAAGATGCTGTATATACATATCAAGCTGGATTAAGAAATGTAGAAATGCCTTGGTGGAGATTTTGGTCTAAAGATTATAAGGAACCATTTAAAGAACTACAAAGAGTAGGACAAGCTGGCGGACCTAGTCAAGATCTAGTAGACTATTTACGCACACTATTTAGCGGAGCAAGAGATGGAGTACTATCTTTGGCTAAGGAATTAGGTAAAGATGTTAATTTAGCGGCCGCAAGTATTAGTGCAATAAAATTTGATCAAACTATAAATATCAAAGATTTAAAAGGTGCAGACTTAGAAAAAGAAGTACAAGCAGTTATAGGTTCTATGTTAGATAAAACTGCTGAAGTAGTATTTGGTGAGTATGAAAGATTTGCAAAATATAATGAAGGCTTACTACAAACAGTTGTACGTGTATACGACACAAATAAAAAGATAAGACAAGCACTAGAAAATATCAATATTGATACTACTAAATTAACCGGTTTCGATGGTCAGGTAATTACTGAAGCTTTAGCTGAAGCAAATGATGGCCTAGAAGGATTTTTGCGCAAAGTTGAAGACTTTAGAAAAGCGTTTTACAGTGAAACAGAACAAATTGCTCCAATTTATAAAGGCTTAGTAAGAGATTTAACCGATGGTAATAGAGGATTAGCAAAAGCACTAGGACTTAATAAAGAACAGTTTGAAGCGCTCGGTCTAGGAGCCGTTGATAGTACTTATAAATTTAGAGCACTTGTAGAAAGCATTGATCCAGTTGATGAAGCTAGCGCAAAATTACTAAATACTTTACTTGATTTAACTCCAGCATTTGAAAAAGCCTATGGTGCAGCAGAAAAATTAGCCAGAGAATTAGCAGTAGAAAATATAAAACTATTATCTACACTAACTCCTATAGAGGCGACATTACGAGATATTTTACTTGCATCTGCTAGTAATTTAGAAGTAATAAAGGGCAATCAAACAGCAATAACAGATTTAATCACAAATACCAAGAAAAAATTAATTAATGCAGTTAAAGATGCAATGAAACCACTCTATGAAAAGAGTAGACAAGAAATAGTTGGCGTAATTGATGCATTAAAACGAATAAAAGAAACATTTCTTAGCTTGCAAAAAGAATTACAGCGTGGCGAACTTTCAACCGCTACACCGCTTGAAAAGTTCAACATGCTGTTTAGTGACTACAAACAGGCGTTTTTAGATATTAGAAGCCCAGATAAAACTGTTTCTGATGCAGCTAAACAAGCATTTCCAGGTTTAGCTAGAGATGTATTAAAATCTGCCAGCGAACTATATGCTGGTTCACAAGTATATCGCAATATTTTTGATGAAATTAACAGAGATCTTGCCAGTGCCGGAGACTTTATAGACGAACAAATAAGAACACAAGAGGAGCTACTAGCAGCTTTAGATGAAAAGTTTGCGTCTGTAGTAACTAATACTGAAGATACTGTAACACAATTAGAAAACTTATATACCTTATATAAATCATATATGGGTATTAATGAATCAACAGCTTTAAAAATTGTAAACGAAGAACTAGGGAAAAATGCAACAGCTATTGAAGCGCTTGCAAAAGCGCTAGGACTTATTGTCCCAGGCGGATCCTCAACCGCTATAGCTACAGAAGCTATAAATATTAATTTTGCTGAAACTGCCAGACAAATTGTAGAAGCAGCAAAAACTGCAATGGGTCAATTAGCTACTGATTCTATTGGTGCAATTAAAGCAGCTGCTATAGCTAATAAACCTGCTGATGGTGGTGATGGTGGCGATGGTGGCGATGGTGGCGATGGTGGCGATGGTGGTACTGGTGGACGTGGTGGTGATGGCGGTGTTATAGCTGCTACAGCTATAGCAGGTGCAGTTTTAGGTGCTCTTGGCACAAGCGGCATATTAGGTGTATTAGGTATTAAGGGTGACGGAGGTATTCCTGCACCAATAGTAACTGCAGGCCAGTTAACCGCAGCACAAACTCAAATATTAGATGCTTTTCATAACATAGATTTTGATTTTGACGGTGGTTTAACAATAGCTGATATTAAAGAAGCTATTACAATACCCGGATATGAAGGCATTACACTAGAGGAACTAACAAATGCTTTAGACGGACTTTATGGAAAAATTCCTGTAGGAGTAACACCAACTCAACTTAGTACAGCACTTGCTCAAGATAATCAAACATATCTAACAGCACTTGCTCAACGTGACCAAACATATCTAACAGCACTAGATAATGCTATGTTAAGAGTACCTAGTGCTAGTGATAACGGTTCAGCTGCAGCTGCAGCTGTAGTTGCTAATCCTACAATAGTTACTGATCCAGACCTTGGCCCATTAGTTAGTGATATTGAGTTTGGTGATGCACTAAAACCATTTTTACCAACAGTAAATAATGCTGCTGGTAACAATGCTGCTGGTAACAATGCTGCTGGTAACAATGCTGCTGGTAACAATGCTGCTGGTAACAATGCTGCTGGTAACAATGCTGCTGGTAACAATGCTGCTGCTGGTACTGGAACAATTACTGGCGACGCAGCACTTGTAGATTTAAGTGATGCTTCAAGAGATACAAATACACATGTTGGCGGCACTGGAACAATTACTGGCAATACAGCACTTACTGCTGGCGGTAGTACTGGTGATGCAGGAATATTAGAAACTTTACTAGGTACTAATATAAATGCTGGCGGTACTGGTGCATTAAGTGGTGAAAATGCTGTAGACTTTACTGCTGGAACAGTTACTGCTGGAACAATTACTGCTGCTGGCGATGTGGTTTTACCCAAGGGCGGTGTTATACAAGCTATTACTGATCCAGCTGGTAATGATATAATAAGAACTGTAGTAGATGAGTCAATTGGCGGAGTAGTAGCTGCTCGCTTATCAGATGGCAGCAGTAATATATTAGCAACAATTCAAGCTGTTGATCAATTATCTACCAATACAAATACATTAACTGGTAATGTAGGTGATTTAGGCAGTGACATTGATGATTGGGTTACTGCTCTAAATAATTTAAACAGTATTCAACCTTTTAACCCTAGTGATCTGATAAATATTTCAGGCCTAAAAGACTTAAATTTTGATTTATTTAGTTCAACTGTTAGTTCAGCTGATACAGATTTTAGCTTGAGCGATTTCTTTAACTATAGTGACGCTAGACTAAAGAAAAATATTGAATTTGCAAAAACACTGCCTAATGGTATTAACCTATACGACTTTAACTACAAACAACCGCTTGATAAAATTTATGGCACAGGAACTAAGCGCGGAGTACTAGCACAAGATGTTGAACGCGAGTATCCTAATGCAGTAATGAGAACTAAAGCAGGATTTAAGTTAGTTGATTACTCACAACTGCCAGTTGATCCTAATCAAATAGATTTTAGAGCTATGGGCGGTCCTGTTAGTGGTAACAGCCCATATATAGTAGGTGAAGTAGGTCCAGAACTATTTATACCAAAAACTAGTGGTTATATTATACCAAATGATAAACTAGAGTTTAGAGAAACTGGCGGTCCTGTAAATGCTGGTCAACCTTATATTGTTGGTGAAGCTGGCAAAGAGCTTTTTGTACCAAATGAAAAAGTAAACTATCATAGCGATGAAACAATAGCTGGTTATTTACGTGGCAAGTATTTAATGCCCGCTAATCCTACACCAGAAAATACAAGTAAAGAACCTAAAGCATTGTTAGCTTCTTTAAGCCAACTACCTAATGATAAATCTACAGAAATACTTACAAATATATTTAGTGACATAAATCAAGCAGCTAAGGAAGATTATTACGTAACGGATAAACAAATAGGTAGAATACTTGCTCTAACAGAGCAACAAATACAAGCACTTAGACAGGTAACAAATAGTGGCCCAGCACCTAGTGTACCACTTACCTATCGTGATAGAGATATTTTAAACCTAGCAAAATCAGTTAAAAATCAAATAGCTCCTACTAGCAATACACAAGAAGATATAGGCCTAGCTATACAATTAAGCAAACTATTAAATGATCAAGGTATAACAGACTTAAATCAAATAGAACAAAGAAATATTGCATATGATGTTGAAGTTGGCAGAATACCTGTATGGAATGCATATACTAGTTATGATGAGAATACTGGTATAACCACCGGTAATTATTTAGCTAGACTGTCAAATCAAGGTACTGCGCAAGCACTAACAGCAGAAGAAATAGCAATAGTTAAACAAGGTATTGATGAGGAAACAGGCAATCTTTACAGCTATTTACCAATATTAGGCAAAGCCTATAGAGTAGGCCTAATAAATAAACAAACTGGAGCTGAATTAAAAGAAATATTAGCAGACAATAGGTATGGTACTAAGTTTAAATTAGGTCAAGGTACTATTCGTAAAGAGTTTAACCAACAAACTAAATTTGTTCGTGAACTACTAGATAGAGTGCAGTGGAAAGGCTCAAGTGGTACTGCCTGGGAAGCATACGGTAAAGATGCTGATGGATATCCAGGTGTAGCACATGAAATGGTCAGAGACGTACTTAATAAGTTGCCTGCTGGCGAACCTATTTACACTGTTGATGGTTATTGGGATGATCAAGGTAGTTACTGGCAAATTCCAGGTCCGCCTACAGGTCAGTACAAGCCTAATAAGCGCGGAACCATAAAAAGCCTCGGTGAAATTACTAGCAGCGATATACCTCCAGGAAGAATTAATACTTATTATGGTGGAGACGGTAAAACTAGCTTAGACATTACTGGTTACGATGCTAAAGGTCCAATATTCAAAACTGTAGCTGGAAAAACTGGTTTTGCAGCTTTTTGGGATGATTTGGGACCACTAGGTCAAATAGCGGCTATGGTAGCACTAGCTTATTTTGCTGGTCCATTAATTGGTTATTCAGGAGCAGGAACTACGGCTACTACAGCAAGTGCAATAGCTTCTGAAGGTATTATAGCTAATGCAGCTGTAAGTTTACCTGCTTCACAGTTCGCTGCATTAACTGCAGGTACAGGAACAGGTCTAGCCGGATATTTAGGTCTTGAAGGAGCTAGTGGACTTAACTTAACTGCAAGCCAAGCATCATTAGCCTCAAATATAGTTGTAAAAGGTGCAATGAAAGGATGGCTTACAGAAGAACTAGGTGGTAATTTCTTTGAAGGTTTTGCAGGCGCGGCTTTAGGAGAAATAACTCCAATAGCAGTAGCTCAACTTACTGACTATATACAAACTAATTTAGGATTAAGTCCCACATTGGCCAGAGGACTCGCAACAGCTACTGCAAGTGGTACACTAGCAGAAATTACTGGTAAAGGCAATTTCTTTGATTCGTTTGTAAGCAGTGGATTAGCAACTATATCTACAATTGGTGTTGATTTAGCTGGTAAACAAATTGGAGTAGACTTACCTAATGTTGTTGATAGTCTAACCGGAAAAGCCATTTCATCTAGTTTATTAGGTGAAAAATTTGATATATCTGCAGCCTTGCAAAGTATTTTGGCTGGACAAGTTGTAAACGAAGCTATAGCTGTAGGTAAAGAATTAATACGCGACGTACCGGAACAATTTAAAAACGGTGAACGTGTACAACTACAAGAGCGTAGACTAGGCGGTCCAGTTACTGCAAATACTCCATATATAGTAGGCGAAGTAGGTCCTGAGCTATTTGTACCAACTGGTAATGGAACCATCGTACCTAACAGCGACCTTAACTTTAGCAATCAAGAAATTGTTGCTAAATTAGATCAGCTAATACAAGCAGTAGCAAAAGGTGCAGTTATTAACGTACAGGCCACCAAAGAAAATACTGAGTGTATTGAACAAGCAATTGTTAGTAATACAAATATGGTACGCACACAAAGTCGTGTTGGCATTAAATAGGAGTAAATATGCGTTTAATTTATAAGAATCTTGCAGATATTGCTACTATTACAGCTAATAATACGACTGCTGGAGTTACTACTAATCTACAAAATAATAGAAAAAGTAGTGTGCATAGAGCAGGTACTAGTGTAACTTATACATTAAACTGGGGAAGTGCACACGTAATTAATGCAGTAGCCCTACCAGCCACTAATTTAGTGGCTGGTAGTACTATAAGAGTAAAATTGTACAGTACTACTGGTAGCAGTTCACCGCACTCAGATAGCACAGCGATTCCCGCAGCTAGTAACCGTAGTATAATACTTCCAGGAAATGTTACTGTACCAAACTATACACATTTTTCTTTAGGTGGTGCAACCAAAACTAGTGTATGGTTTCCAACCGTTACTACTGCAACCACACAAAAAGTAGAAATTATTCTTACTAATGTTAATACTATTGATTGTAGTAGAATTGTTTGCGGTAAATACTGGGAGCCAAAGCGACAAGTTAGTAAAGGTATTACAACAGGTATACAAGATAGCAGTGAAGTTAGTAATACTCGTACTGGCGACATATATATAAATACTACTTATATAAGAGAATCACTAAACGTTGAACTACAGTATTTTGATGATATAGATAGAAAACAATTATTAGATATATTTCGTAGCTGGGGCAGTAG